GGGACGCAGGGAGAGAGAAGAGAAATGACAGGTTTACTAGTAAGCGACTCAGACTATAATAGAGTGGCTCTAGCATATAATGAAGATATATAAGGGCTAGTTAGAAACAGTAGTTTTATTTTTTTATCTACATATACAAAAAAATAGACAGTAGCCCAGCTACAGAGGAAGAACCTACTGGCAGGCTACACGGCATTTTCATTGCGCTGTGTGGTCTGCCTTTTTTTATAAAAATGGTTGTAAATAGGTTGTCAAACTTTCTATTAATAGAAGGCGATGAAAAATTTTAGTGATTTAGATTTTGTGGACGACGAGGGAAAACTGCATTACTTCGAGGATACGTTAACCTACAGTGATAATTTTTTTGTGGATAATGGCATTTCCACACTTCCCGATGATGGGGAAAAGCTGTTGTTGAGGCTTGCCTTCCGGCAACTAACCAATCAGCAGAAAGAAATAATTAATTATATTTATTTTCAAGGGAAAACTCAGAGGGAAATTGCACAAGAGTTAAATATTACCCAGCAGGCTGTTGGAAAACATCTTCAATCAGCTCTGGTGAAACTTCGTAAAATATGTTTAGGTAATAAAAATCAGGCGAGGGACGTGACCGCCGTTGATTGGCCAATCAAGAAGGGGGCTGAGGGGGCTGGAGTGGGGAACGATTATGAGGAGACAAGATGATTTTCTGGGATAGGAGAAGAGACTGCCCTTTCTGCGGGGCATTCGACGGAATGATACAGGAGAAGGATGAATATGGTTCCTGGTATACCTGTCTCGGCTGTTTTCGTAGTATACCGACAGAAGAGCAGAGAGAGAAACAACTGGTAGGGTGATCTTATGGGGTAAAAGTGGTCTGAGCGAAGAAAACGGGATTACCTGAAGCAATCAAGCTACTTCTGGGCACACCAGTTTTGCGAGGTCTGCGCCAGCGAAGGCAGGAAAACGAAGGCTGTCCAGGTTCACGAGATAATATATCGCTCGGCGGGCGGAAAGTGCGAAGAAGACAATATGGTATCTGTCTGCCACAAGTGCCATCAGCGTTGTCATTTCACCCGAAAGCCCTTTGTCAGCAGAGACGAGCTCTGGAGGATAAAGGGGCTGGACGTAGAGAAGATGCACGAGAAACTCAGGAGGATAAAATGCGGAGAAAAGAGGAAATTCTGAAGGAATTCGATGACCAGAAAATGGAGCGGATAGATGTGGCTGAGGAAAGGAAGGACAGGATGTTCCTCGAGGTTCTCTTGGACATAAGGGATGGACTGGAGAGACTGGGAAGAACAATATACAGGCAGGGTGCGTGATGGAAGTAAAGCAGGTAGACATTGACAGGCTCAAACCGTTCCCCGGGAATCCCAAGACGCACAGCTCCGAGCAGATAGATAGGATAGTCAAATCATTCGGGGAATTCGGCTGGACTAACCCTATTCTGGCGACTAGGGATAATATGATTGTGGCAGGGCACGCCAGAGTGGAAGCGGCAAGGAAGGCTGGCATCAAGAAAGTTCCCGTGATATATCTTCCTTTCGGCGGGAAGAAAGCCTACGCCTATGCGGTAGCTGACAACAAGCTTGCAGAGCTTGCCACGTGGGACTTCACGAAGCTGGCGGATTTGCTAAGCTGGCGGATTTGCTGGTGGAACTGGATGATGGGGAGTTTGATCTTTCTCTTACTGGTTTCGATGAGAAGGAATTAGAAGAGATAGTTAATTGGATACCAAAAGAAGTTAAAGAAGATGATTTTAATGCAGAAGAAGAAGCAGAGAAGATAAAGGAGCCAAAAAGTAAACGAGGAGAGATTTATCAGTTAGGTAGGCATAGATTGATGTGTGGAGATGCGACGAGTAGGGAAGATGTAGAGAAGTTAATGAATGGTGAAAAGGCAGATATGGTTTTTACTGATCCTCCGTATGGGATAAATCTTATTAAGGGTAATATAAATGGAATAGGAGGTGGAGGAGAATTAGGTTTTACTTATGGCAAGTTGAGTTCTAAACAAAGAGCAAAAACTATAGTTAATAGAAAGTTATATAGAAAAATAAAAGGTGATGATAAATTATTTAACCCTATTTTTTTATTAGATTTAGCTAAAAAAGTCTTTATTTTCGGAGCAAATAATTTTAGTGATAAGTTACCAATTTCACCTCATTGGTTGGTTTGGGATAAGAAAAATGAGGGAGCAGAAAGGAAAAATACTTTTAGCGATGCAGAACTTATATGGACAAATATAAAAGGAATATCTGTTAAAATATATAGATGGAATTGGAATGGCATAATAAGAAAAGGTAATAGAAAAGAGGAACTTATTACACGATGTCATCCAACTCAAAAACCAGTGGGATTATTATCTGAAATTATAGATGATTATACAAAAAGAAATGAAATAATTTTAGATCCTTATGGCGGTTCGGGTTCAATGCTTATAGCTTGCGAAAAGTTAAACCGTAAATGTTATATGATGGAAATAGATCCTGTATATATTGATGTTATAATTAACCGCTGGGAGCAATTTTCTGGTGGGAAGGCAGTAAAATTATGAATAAACGAGATAAGAAATATATACAGGAAATGAACTCAGGATTTAAATTGGGAATTTTTGGAAGCAGGTCTTTGAGGGGAGAATGAGAAGAGATAAAGATTTGGATGAGGATTTAATTGAGTTTGATATAGAAGAAATGATATAAATCTAATGCCAATAGTGTTTTTATCCGGGGAGTAAAAATTGCAATAAAACGCAAGATAGAAGCTATTTTGGAGTCTATATCTAATGGGGTATCTATGGCAAAGGCTTGCCGTAGTGCCGATCTGGATTTTTCTACGTTTTGGCGGTGGAGAAAGGAATCAGAAGCTCTAGATAAGAAGGTTGTTGATATTCTCGATAGTAGAACTCAGGTTGTAGAGGACTCATTGTTTAAATCGGCGATAAGTGGTAATGTTACAGCTCAAATATTCTGGCTGAAGAACCGTGCTCCCGATAGGTGGCGGGATAGATATGAACAGAATATGGGTGGTGATTTCAATATCAAAATAATATCAGCCGTTCCTCGGCCCAAAGATGAAGATTGATCTTTCTAAAATTTATCAACCGTCTAAAAAACAAATTGAAGCGCACACAGCTTCTGAACGATATTGTCTTTTTGGAGGGGCTATGAGGGGTGGAAAATCAGTTTGGGGCTGTATGGAAGGATTGCAACTTTCATTAGATTACCCGGGTAATGTTGGTTTAATATGCCGATGGGAATTATCTTCATTAAAACGCACAACCTTAATAACATTTTTAAAATTTGTGCCCCCTGAGCTTATTAAGTTTCATAACAAACAAGAAGGATTTATTGAGCTTATTAATGGTTCAATTATTTATTTTATGGGGTTGAAGCCATCATCAGAGCATATTGCTTTAGAAAGATTAAAATCATTAGAACTTGGCTGGTTTTTTATCGATGAAGCAACAGAGATTGAAAAGAAGTATTTTGACCTTTTACAAACTAGATTATCTTTGAAATTGCCTAACGGAAAGTTTCCTCGGTTTAGAGGATTATTAGCGAGCAATCCCGAACCAGGTTGGGTTAGAAGAACATTTATAGACCAAAAATTAGATAATTATAAATTTATTCCAGCATTGCCCTCTGACAATCCTTATCTTGATCCAGATTATATTAAAAACCTAAAGAAATCATTACCTCCAGAACTGATTAAGAAATATTTGGAAGGCGATTGGGATGTAATGGCAGAAGGACTTTATATTTTCCCCTATAAATGGATTAAAATGGCAGTTGAAAGGAAATTAGAGGGAAGTAATCCCTGTGAATTTGGGATAGATATAGCTCGCTCTGGCGGCGATGAGAATGTAGTGGCTTGTAGGCAAGGACCGGTGGTAAGAATTGCCCATACCTCAAGTTTTGTGAGCACGATGCAAACTACAGGAGAAATAGCTTTGCTTATTGATAGGGAAAAACCCGACATAGTAAGGGTTGATGCTGTCGGGGTTGGAGCAGGTGTATATGACCGCCTTAAAGAACTTGAGTATCCAGTTGAGGAGTTTATAGCTGGAGCAGAAGCAGAGGATAAAGAAAGGTTTCTTAATTTGCGGGCAGAGGCTCATTGGCTATTTCGGGAAAGATTGGAAAAGGGAGACATAGATCTACCTGATGATCCTGACCTGATAGCTCAGTTATCAGGGATACAATATAAAATTAGAAGTGATAAAAAAATTCAAGTAGAATCGAAAGAAGAAATGAAAAAAAGAGGACTTAAATCTCCCGATAGAGCTGATGCAGTAATTATGGCATTTATAGGGAAACGGCATATTGAGCCAAAACTCTGGTTCGTGGGAGAAGGGTAATGCAGGGAAAATATCTTCTGATGGGCAGGGACGAGGACAACCCAGCCAGGCTCCACATGGAGCAGTTCGACTCACTGGAAGAGGCACGCAGGGAGGCCAGGCGGAAAAAGTATCTCACGGACAAGAGAATATACAGTCTGCAGGAGGTATTCAATCTTCGCAGGGGAGGCTGAGACCGAGATTTGAACAGAGATTACGGAAAGTGCTTCCATTGCGGGCGCATTCTTCCAATGAGATACCTGGTCCAGATAAGATTCTATAATGGGCACAAAAAGCAGGGGAGCTTTCACCACCAGCTTTTCTGTCTGTCCTGCAAAAAGAAAGCCGATGAAGTCTTTGATGAGGTGGATTTTTAGGGGGAAGGTCAATCTGAAGCTCGTAATCATTCTTGTCTTTACTTGGATGATTTTACTAGGCTATATCTTTGACGATGTCTCCCAGAATCGCTGGCTGGAGCCATATCTACCTGAGGATGAGACAGTAAAGCTGAGAGGGGAACTGAATATCCTCAGCCACAATTTCAGCGTGGCAATGATATATATCAACTATTTCTCCGCTCTGCTCGAGGAGGCTGACAAGACAGTCTACCAGCTGGGTATGGCGAACCATCAGATGCGGGAAATTATAGAGGGGCAGAATGACCAATTTCTTGATTTTTACTACAACTTCCAGACAGCCAGGCGTAGCATCCTTGACCTGATCTGGCAGATGCAGGAGTGGGAGAAGGAACCTCGTCTGACACAGGAGATAGAGTCTCCAGCGAGGATGAGGGCGATAAAAGAGTATTTTATAAAAGTGTTCAATTTCAGCGAGGACGAGTTGAGGGGATGGGTTGAAGACTGATATTATCTACAACAAAAGCTCTTTGTCGATGAAGGAGATACCTGATAACTCTATTGATTGCATTGTGACTGATAGCATTATGAAAACAAGAGATAAAAAAGGTAGATTTATAAAAGGAATTCATTATTCTCCACAGACAGAATTCAAAAAAGGGCAACATTGGAGAAAACCAAAACTTTATTGGGATAAAAATTGGCTTGAGAATGAGTATAAAAATAAATCTGCCAATCAAATAGCACGAGAGCAAAAATGCACAGTAAATAATATATTGTATTTTATAAAAAAGTTTGGAATTAAAACTCGAACTATGCAAGAGATTAGAAAACGAAAGTATTGGGGTTTACCTGGAAAAATGAATCCTATGTATGGACGGATTGGAAGATTAAATCCCAATTGGAACGGTGGACACTCCCCAGAAAGACAAAGCAAATATGCCCGTTACTTTTGGAAAGAATTAGCAAAATCTATTCTTAAAAGAGATAACTATAGATGCCAAGATTGTAATGCTCCTCATAATAAAAATCATAAATTAATTGTCCATCACATTAAGGAGTGGTCTAAATATCCAAAATTACGATTTGAAACATCTAATTTGATAACTTTATGCGAAAGTTGTCACAAAAAGAGACATAAAGGAGGTGAGTTTTCCCCAAGTGGAGATTAACGTAATATATAATAAATCTTGCTTAGAGATGAATGAAGTGGAAGACAATAGCATTGATACTATTATTACGAGCCCTCCATATTGGGGTCTTTAGCTAAGAGATTACGGGGTTGAGGAACAGATAGGGCTAGAGCCGACGTTAAATGAATATATTGAAAAAATGCTGATTGTCACTGCCGAATGCAAACGAGTATTGAAACCTACTGGAGTAATGTGGTGGAATCACGGGGATTGTTATGGCTCATCTCCACCAGGCAATAGTAGAGAGAATATAGAACAGTGGGCCAGTAAAGGTGATGGACTAATAGGTAGAAAATTTAACAGATATGGAGACTTTAAGAAACCCCAAAGCATCAAACAAAAATGCCTTGCTCTCCAAAATTTTCGCTTGCTTATTAGAATGATTGATGAACAGGACTGGATACTCAGGAATATTGTAATCTGGAATAAGCCTAATGCGATGCCTTCATCAGTAAAGGACAGATTAACAAATAAGTATGAACCAGTGTTTATGCTGGTGAAAAGCAAAAAATATTGGTTCGACTTGGATGCGATAAGAGAAAAACATAAAGAAATTAGTCTTAATCGAATCAAATATAACTGGAATGGACATAGAGAGAAAATGAGTAGTTATGAAAATATGGATATTAAAAAAATGTGCCATCCTTCTGGCAAGAACCCAGGCGACGTTTGGACAATTCCCACACAACCATATCCAGAGGCGCATTTCGCCACTTATCCAGAGAAACTGGTTGTCAAGCCTATATTGTCGTCCTGTCCTGAGTGGGTATGTAGGAAGTGTGGAAGAGCAAGGACAAGAATAATTAATAAAAGCTATATGCCCACAAGACCAGGTAAAAACACAGGAACAGCAAAAAGCGGAACTGAAATAGATCCTAATCAGTCGTTACACATAAGAAATATTTCTAAATATCGTATGAAGATTAATTATTATACCATTGGCTGGACTGACTGTGGATGTAATGCAGGTTGGCATCCAGGTGTTGTTCTTGACCCGTTCGCTGGCTCTGGCACGACCTTAGCGGTGGCGAAAAGGTTTAACAGGCACTTCATTGGCTATGAAATTAACAAAGAGTATATCAAGCTGATTAAGAAAAGGCTTGATAAAGAAAGCAATCTTTTCAACAGGACAGGAGATGGATAGCCGAGTAATACCTGGTGAGTAATACCCGCAAAATAGCACTTATATTTTGAGGAAACGAGATTATGGAGATATTCTTCGGAGTCGTAATGATAGCAATTCTAGGCTGGCTCATCTATGAAGAGCTGAACACAGACGGCAGGGGCTGATAATGTATGTCAATCACAGATTTTTTGAGGAATCTTTTCAGAAGGAAGGCAGTTAATCCGCTAATAGCGACGGAGTTTGGGAGCTACCAGTCCAGCTGGCTGGGCGTGGGGAGCGACGATAACAATTATGATAAGCAGGTCAAGACCTATAAGAGCTGGGTCTACAGGTGCGCCTCGCTGAACGCCACATCCGTGGCACAGCAGAAATTGAAGCGAATCCTGTTCTTTCTCATTACATCAAAAAGGATGTGGAGATAGAGGAAATCACCGAGCACCCTTTCCTGGAGCTGATGAGGAACGTCAATCCCCAGAGGAACGAGTTCGACCTAAAGAATGAGACGGAGCTGTTCCTGGAGCTTACTGGTAACGGCTACTGGCTTCTTATTCCCTCGAACATCAGAGGAGCTAGCGGGCTGAGGATACCCGCTGAGATATGGGTTCTGCCCTCTCAGAGGGTGAAAATCATCCCCGATTCCAAAGAGTTCGTCAAGGGGTATGAATACAAAGTCGGTATGAGAAGACAAATGTTCAGTCCCGGCGAGGTCATACATTTCCGCTTTCCTAACCCGCATAGCCTTCTATACGGGCTTAGCCCTGTGATGGGGGCAAGCTATGCTATCGATATGAACATTTATATGAAGGAATATGAGATTAATCTTTTTAAGAACCAGGCGAGGCCCGATTATCTTATTATGGCTAAGTCTGGGATGAGTGAGGCAGGGAGATGTGGACATAAAAGAGCTCAACTTTGCTCCCAGGGAGATGGCTTTTCTGCAGGGGGCTAAGATGACCAGGGAAGAAATAGCGTTCATTTTTGGCGTTCCTATGTCCAAACTCACGGCTGAGAACACCAACAGAGCCACCGCACAGACGCAGGAATATCAGTATGCCAAGGACACGATACTTCCCAGGCTAATTCTGTTCCAGGAGAAACTAAATGAGAGGCTTCTGCCATTATACGGCGACAACCTTTTCTGTGCCTTCTCCTCACCTGTTCCTGAGGACAGGGAGTTCAGGCTGAAAGAGAAGGAAACCAACCTGAAAGTGGGATACTCCACCTGCCGATGAACCTGATGCCAATAGGCTCGGCGGAGAAAGCAGAGAAGGATTACGTTGAGGAAGCCATCGACAAAGCAGCCAAAAAGGTAATCGATGAATTCCTGGCTAAGAAAAAAAAGAGGCTGAGCGAGGAGCAGAAAGCCGAGCGGTGGAAAGACTATGTGAAGAGAATGACCCCTCACGAGACGGAGTTCAGGAAGATGGTTATAGGTTTCTTTAATGAGCAGGAGAAGGAAATCTTGGCTAATATGAGCAAGGACGTAATCGACGATTTCTGGCTTTTTATGCTAGACCCCTGGATTGAGAGGTTCAAGAACGGCTCAAGGCCTATATACATAAAAACTATGAAAGATCTGGGCGGGCGCACCCTGGCAGAACTGGGTAGCACAGTCGACTTCGATATAAGAGACCCCAGGGTGGAGAAATACCTCTCTGAAAAGACCGCTAAGTTCGGGAAGGAAGTCAACAAGACCACCATTGACAAACTGAGGAAGACCCTGCGGGAGGGCGTCAAAAACGGCGAGGGCATACCTCTCCTGAGAAAGCGGGTTCAGGCAGTGTTCGATAATGCCACCAGGCACAGGGCAAACACCATAGCCAGGACGGAGATAGCGTCAAGCAGTGCGAGGGCTAGCCTGGAAGGTTTTTACCAGTCTGGCTTGCCGAAGGACGAGTGGGTAAAAGTCTGGATTGCGGCACTGGATGAGCGGACAAGACCGTCCCACGCTGACGCACACGGACAGCGAGTTGCCCCTGATGACAATTTTGTCTTGGGTTCGGGAGTTGAGACACAGGGGCCTGGACAGTCGGGCGTGGCCGAAGAAGACATTATGTGCAGGTGCGACATAGTCTGGGAGGAAAAGGAGAAATAGATGTTTAGAATTACACTTTTGGCTCTCGGCTATCTTATGATTTCGACTAGCGTCTTTATGGTGCTTTTGGCGGAGAGCAGGGGAGAGAAAAAGACCAGTATTGCCTGTCTTATTCAGGTAGTTGTCTTTTCCCTTTATTTCTATTATATTTGGCTTCACTAACGCAATAATTCGTGAAATTGGAAGTGATGGACAAAAGAACTGACTACTCAGAGGTTGAAACTTCGGGACATATATCCTGAGAGAGCGAAGACTCTGGTAGAAGAACATCCCGAACTAAGGGAAGAAGATGTAGAATTAGTCAGGAAGGGTTATGTGGCGGATAAGGTCGAGGTTGGCGAGGAAGAAGGGACTATGTCTGTTATAAGCTATATTTCCACGGGAGCTAAAGACAGGGCAGATGAAGTGTTAGACCCTAAGGGGGTTATGCTGGATAATTACCGCAAAAACCCCATTGTTCCCTATGCCCACGACTATAGGCTTTTTCCTGCTGGCAAGAATATCTGGATTAAATCCGACAAGAAAGGATTGGTCGCAAAAACTGTCTTTTTAAAACATCCTTTTGCTCAGGAAGTGGGAAAACTTTACACAGAGGACGTGGCGGGAACGGGCCCAGCAATGAGAGGCTGGTCAGTGGGCTTCATACCGATAGAGTGGAAAGACAATGACACAGAGAAGAGCAAGGATAAGAAAGAGCCCAAAAGAATCTATACGAAATGGGAGCTCTTGGAATACTCGGCTGTTCCCATACCCTGCAATCCCGAAGCCCTCACTATGATGGTGGAGAAAGGCTTCATCACCTCAGACAGACTTAAAGAGGATATTCTGGAATGCGTGGATGACGTGTGCACTCCTAAAGACGTGGTTCTCAAGCCCGAGGAGACCGACAGGTATATCAGGCTCCCCGTGAAGGGTGAGGAAGGAAAGCACAAAGGACACAAAATCCGCTGGATAACCGTGAGTAAGAAACAAGGGATAAAGGGTATCTACTGCATCGACTGCAAGAAGATAATCACCTTCGTCTTCGACAAGAGGAAAGGGTGGACTATGGAGAAGGCGAAGAAATGGATGGAGGAGCACGGCAAGGAAATCGGCGACTTTGCGTCCGGATGGCAGGAGAATGCACGCATAGAAGAAATGGACGATGCCGACTTCGAGGCACTGGAGGAACAGATAGGATTTATTCTGGAAAAGGCGAAGTATGACTGCGAATGTATAAAATGCGGATACAAGATGTCTTCCGACAAGCACTGCAGGGAACTGAAATGTCCCAAGTGCGGAGGGCAGATGAGACGTAGCTCCAGACCTGGCCCTGGCCAGGAGTCAGCTAATGAGGAAGTGATTGAATTGGAAGAAAATGAGATTAAGGGAGTTATACCGTTCAAAGAGACTCCAAAAGCTCCTGAGGATGAGAAGTGGGACGGGCCGAGAGAGGTAAGGGAGGCTGAAATATCAGACCTCAAAGTGATGTGTGCGTGGTTTGACTCTGAGAATCCCGACATCAAATCCTCATATAAATTGCCGCACCACAAGGCAAAAGGGCACGCTGTAGTGTGGAGAGGTGTGGCTGCAGCTATGGTTGCCCTGCTCGGCGGGCGTGGTGGAGTCGACATATCCGACAAAGACAGAAAGGGCGTATATAACCATCTTGTAAAGCACTATAAACAATTTGACAAAGAGCCCCCCGAATTCAGGGAATACACGGAGGACGAGCTGGAGAAACTGTTTCCCGAGGTATACGGGACGAAAGAGGTCTACCCGCAACTCCTGGAGAAGCTGGAGAACCTCCAGAATGAGATTGCCGAGCTAAAAGAGGGGCGGGTTCTCTCCGCTAAGAACAGGAAGCTCATAGAGGACTGCATAACCCAGATGAACAAGGCTGTCGAAGCTCTGAATGCTCTACTCAAGGCATCCGAGAAGCCTGAGCCAGAAAAGGGAACGGAATCGGCTGATGCGAAAGACGATATAGAGATAGAATGGGAAGACAAGAAAGACAAGGAAGAAAGCGGTGAGGAGATACACATCACCAAAGAAGAGCTCACTCAGATAGCCCGCAAGATGATGAACGATGCCCTCGGCGAGCTCAGGAAGAATATGCAGAGGGAGATAGATAAGGCAAGAGGAATTGTGGAGTAAATATATGTATAAGATACATTGTGATGAATGCGGCAAGGAAATAAACGAAAGTAAAGAGTCCTACTATTCCATTGAAATTAACAGAGAGACGCCTATTAGAAAGACATATACAGTCAGGACTCTGGAAAACAACGAGGATTTTGAGGTAGCAGCCAGTGAGGGCGGACTGTCCAGGGGGCGGTTCGGGTATTGACCTCCGCCAGTAGGGTTAGAATCCGCAACCTAGGCTCTGGTGGGTTCAACTGGCAGGCAGTGCCTGACGAGGCACTGGGTAGCTGGCTGAGACATAATGGGGCTGAAAGGCTACAGATTGCGACAGTTGACCAGGTTCAACGGCAACACACGGGTTCGAATCCCGTCAGCTCCACCAGTATCGTCAACCATAATTGACAATATTTCGGAAAATTGTAAAGCCTGTTTTACGGTTTTTACAGTTTCTTTATGTAAAAGGCAATTATCCAAAATTGCATACTAGCCTCGCTTATTCGGCGGGGCTTTTTCACGGAAGCGAGACCGAAATTGCAGGTATCAGATGGGCGAGTAACCGCTGGAGACACGGGAAGGCGATGTCAGGCGGCTGTCGGAGATGCCAGAGAGTAGGCTGGTCTTTCTCAATCAGAAAAAAAAGGATGTGAATGATAGATGAAGGTAGAGGAACTTCAAGCCCTTTTGAAAGACACTATCTCAGAGGCTATCAAAGCTGGCAATGAGAAGTTTGCCGAGGAGATGCAGAAGCAACTCGACGAGCTGAAAAAGCCTGCCGGGAAGACCGAGATAGTGGGGGAAGGCGACGGGAAAGAATCCGACCCTAAAGGCGGGTTCGTCAACTTCGCAGACTTTGCCCAGGCTGTTGCCAAAGCAGAAGTCAACCCTCGCAACCCTGATAAAAGGCTCATAGAGTGGGAGAAGAAGGCTGCTGGAAGCGGACTGGAAGAGGG